AACATCAGCGAGTTCAACGCCGAGTTCCAGGAGATGATCACCCGCCATGCCTGGGGTGATATCTGGACCCGGCCTGGCCTGCCACGCCACACCCGCAGCCTGATCACCATCGCTATGCTGATCGGCATGAACCGCGAGGGCGAGCTGAAGCTGCACCTGCGCGCCGCGCGCAATAACGGCGTAACCCGTGAGGAGATCAAGGAAGTGCTGCTGCAGAGCGCCATCTACTGCGGCATCCCGGCGGCCAACGCCAGCTTCCACATGGCCGAGGAAGTCTACGCCGAGCTGGGCGTCGAATCGCTCGACGAGTCCTGAACCCACTGCGCCAGCCTCTCTCGCCCCACCCACGCCCCGTACCGCCTTACCGGTGGCTGGGGCGTTTTGCCTGGCGTCCTAGCGCGGGATGCCACATGCCTCGACAACGTAATGCGGCCATGCCGGTGGCGGCGGCGTAGGGCCTGGCGGTGGATAGCTCAGAAGCAAAAGCCAGAAACGAAAAAGCCCTGTAAAAACAGGGCCTTAACGTTAGGAGTCTGGAGCGGGCGAAGGGAATCGAACCCTCGTCATGAGCTTGGGAATCTATAACGGGCCAAATATCAGGGTATAACGCGAGGTATCGTAAAGGCGCTACAATCCCCGTCCTGTATGGGCTGGGGCTTCCGGCTCAGTCTCAATTTGTCCCGCTGAATTTCGTGTTAGTTCGGGACAACTGTCACCGGAAACTGTCACGCATGCTAACCGAAAAGCAGATCCGTTCGCTCAAGCCAGAAGACCGCGACTATGTGATGTCCGACGGGCGCGGTGCGCGCGGGGAAGGGGTGCTCCTGCTCAAGGTTCGCGCCAACGGCACGAAGGAGTTCTACTACCAGTGGTTCGTGGCCGGCAAGAAGAAGCAACGCAAGCTCGGTGTGTGGCCAACGATGTCGCTCACCGTTGCGCGGGACAAGTGCAAAGGGGCTTCGCCGCAGAGTGAAGCGGAGGGCACGCTACAGAACCTGATCGATTCGTATGTGGCCAAGCTGAAAGCCGAAGGCGCGGCCTCGGCCGGCAACGTGGAATGGTCGCTCAAGCACTATGTCTCTGAGCCGTTCCCGCACCTGGTGAAGAAGCTGGCCAGTGCCATCGAGCCCGGGGATATCCGGGACATTATCTCCGCGATGATCAAGGCGAAGGTGACCACCTATTGCAACCGGGTGCGGTCGCAGCTGCATGCGGCGTTCCAGCACGGGCTCAACCAGGAATACAACCCTCGGGACTACATCAAGTCGAAGGTGCGCTTCGGCTTGACCTATAATCCGGTGGCGAGCATCCCGGTGCAGGGCGATTGGGAGCGCCCCGGCCAGCGCGTGCTGAGCAAGGAAGAGCTGGCGGCGCTGTGGAACCTGCTGCCCGAGGAGCTGAGCCTGGTCACGGCGGAGCTGATCAAGTTCCTGATCGCCAGCGGTGGGCAGCGGCCGGAGCAGGTGGTGGCGTCAGACCGCACAATGTACCGCGACGACTACTACATGATCCGGAGCAAGAAGGGCGTAGAAGGCGAGCGTGAGATTCATGTGGTGCCGTTTAACGGCCTGAGCCGCGCCTGCCTGGAGCGGCTGAAGCCGATCTCCGGCGATGAGGCCTTTCCGTTCATGGGCCGGTACAAGAACAACTCGATCAACGTGCAGTCCGTGTCGAGGGCGGTGACGAAGCTCTGCGCGCGGCACCCGGAGACGTTCAAGACGCCATTCACGCTGCGCGACCTGAGGCGCACCTGCAAGACGCTGATGGGTGTGGCGGGGATCAGCAAGGAACTGCGCGATCGCATCCAGGGGCATGCGTTCAGCGATGTGTCGTCGAAGCACTATGACCGCTACGACTACCTGAAAGAAAAAAGCCAGGGACTCGAGGATTGGGCTACCTGGCTTGTAGATGTGGCTGGCGTGAAGCCGTAGCCGTCACGCCGCCTGATTGCTCCACGCTTCTGGGTCCTCCAGCCAGAGGCGCAGATCCGATGCCCGCCAACCGACGCGCCCTGGCGAAAGCCGGACCTGTTTCGGGAAGCGACCGGCCTTGATCTCGCGCCAGAGCGTGGCGTGGGACAGGGTTGTAACCTCCAGCACCTGCTCCTCGCGCAGGTAACCTTCAAGCGCGACCACGGCGCTTTCCTCCCTTGCGATGTTTCCTAGTGCCGCCGTGGCAGGTCAGGCGGTAGCTGATGAACGTGGCGAGCTCGCCGATCTCCGCTTTGATGTCGTCGATGATGGCGCCCATGATCGCGTTCACTTCCTCATAGGTGGCGCGCTGGATGGTGCGGGAGTTGTCGACGTGGGTCTTGCCGTCCGGCGTCTTGACCAACCATTCCATTGTCCAGCGCTGCGGCTTGCGAGGCAGACGGCCGCTGACCTGGGCGATGTCGTTGGGCATTTGAGTGGTGAAGAAGATGGAGTAGGTCATGAGGGAGCCCCTGAAGAAGCCTCTGGGCGTATCACTACTTGCAACAACGCACTACTATTCTCTTTTTGCGTTTGGACATTCAGATGGGATTGAAGCTTAAACACGCCCCGGGAATTATCCTTATTGCCCTGCTGGCCATCCTTCTCCTCACGCTGATTAGCATGTTTGTGTTTGATGTAAGTGCGCGGGAAAGCTGGTTTCAGGCTATCGGTGCTGTATGTGCACTTATTGCCGCCGTCCTTATACCCTACGTTCAACGAGAGTATGATTCTGCAGTCACACACGAGGCGGAACAACTTAAACAACTTCAAGCGAATAGGCGCGTGGTTCGGTTGATTCTCGAAGCGCGCAGCATGATTAAGTCGATACAAACCGATATGAAAGAAGCGAATTGGATTGGGAATGGTTATTACCGTGAAATGATCGCTAACTTTCTTGACATGGCGATAAAAATTCACACTACCGATTTGGACGATGGAAGACTTGCAATAGTGTGGGGGATGAGAGGGTGCCTCAATAAACTTTCTCAAACCTTGAATGCGAGTGGCACTGTCGATGTGCTGAAGTTCCATCACGCTTTTTTGATGGCAGATAGAATGCTTTGGTTGTTGCTGCAGCAGGCGGATCTTTCTGTCGGCCAGTGTGGGGGCCAAAGGCTTTTCGCGGGCACTCGCTAGCCTATATAGAGTCGCTATCATGCCGCATCCTCCGTGAGTTGCTGCGCGCTGAGGTTGGCGCGGACGAGGGCGGCGGCTACCGGTGGGCAGACGCTGTTGCCGCACATGCGGACCTGAGCGGCCTTGCTGAGCTTCTTGCCACCGGCGGTGCGGTCGTGGATGTAGTCGGCCGGGAAGCCCTGGGCGGCGAACAGCTCGTGCGGCTCTAGCATGCGCATGCCGATGTCGACGATCTCGTAAGGCTCGCCCTTGATCATCACCAGTGCGTGGCGGTCCTTGGTGGTGACGGTGTGCAGTGGTTCCTGCAGCGGCTGACCGTCGCCGGTGCCGTAGTACTTGAGCAGGAAGGCGCGAACCTCGCCCATGTGGCCGCCGGTGGTGAGGGTGTGGATTGGCTCGCGCAGGTCCTGGCCGATGCAGTTGTTGCGCAGCTTCACCAGGTGGCTGGTAACCAGCGCGTTGTGGTCGACGGTGGTTGCGGTTGGCAGCGGGCTTTCCAGGCTGCTGCCAGGGCCGGTGTAGTTGCCGCCGTAGTGTTTGGCGAGGAAGGCGGCGACGAGGCCGATCGGAGCGGCGCCGCCCGGCTTCTTGATGAAGCTGTTCGCGGTGACAGTTGCCAGCGGCGCTTCGACCGATGAGCCTCGATCGTTCGACCGGAACTTGGTGATCACCGGAGCTACCAGCGCGAAGTGCCCGCCTTTTACCTGGGCGCAGATGGTGCGCAGCGGTGCATCGGCCGGCATGTTGCGCTGGGTGCTGCCGTTGGCGTGCTCCGTGATGAAAGGTGCCATGCCCTGAACAACGAAGGGCTGGTTCGATTCGATCACGTAGCGCTGAATGCCCCGTGCGATGCGGCGCAGGGTGTTCTCGGCCAGTGGCTTCTTGCGGGTGAAGATCGACGGGCAGGGCAGTGACCAATCGATGATCTCTGCGGCGGTGCGCCATGGCTTCAAGCGCTTGGCCTTGACCGCTTCGCTCGCCGGGTCGCCGTGAGTGGGCTCGGGCCAGACGATCGGCTGGCCGTCGCAACGCGCGATGAGGAACAGGCGCTTGCGGATGGTCGGGGCGCCGTAGTCGCAGGCGCGGAGCTCGCGCCAGTCGACGACGTAGCCGAGGCGGCGCAGTGCGTTGACGAAGCTGGTAAAGGTGCGGCCCTTGTTCTTCGGGCAGGGGCGGCCGTCGGTGGCCAGCGGCCCCCACGTCACGAACTCTTCAACGTTCTCCAGCATGATGACCTTCGGCTTGACCGTGGCGGCGTAGCGGATGGCGACCCAGGCGAGGCCACGGATCTCCTTCTTCACCGGGGCGCCGCCCTTGGCCTTGCTGAAGTGTTTGCAGTCCGGGCTGAACCAGCACAGATCGACCGGGCGACCGTCGACGACAACGCGTGGGTCGACCTCCCAAACCGATTCGCAGAAGTGCTTGGTGTGCGGGTGGTTGATGTCGTGCATGGCCACGGCTTCGGGGTCGTGGTTGATGGCGATGTCGACGGGGCGACCAAGGCCCAGCTCGATGCCCGTAGAGGCACCACCGCCACCGGCGAAGTTGTCGATAACCAGGCCGTTGAAGTTGAACGCCGGCTGTGGGTGGAGGCGGTAGAGGTTATCCATGGCATGCACCTGCAGGCAGGTACGGGAGAACCATGCCGTTATTAGGAGGACTAACGCCTACACTTGACGATCCAAGGCTACGGAGATGAGCCAGGCTTCGATTCCAATAACGTGCAGCTATAAAGGCGTCAGTTTCGAGATCATGTTTCGCCTGCAAATGCAGGATGGTAGCGGGGAGAGCTGGTCTTACAGTCTTCGCTTCCCTCCTGGTGCATGTGATAACCACCCCGAAGACTTCTGTTGTTTGCAGTGGTACGGGGATGAACTTGAGGCATATAACGAGGCGCTGAACTGGGCTTACCGCTACATCAATGGACGCCTGGGGCTGGAAGATGATTTGGAGTCTGCTTGCCCCAGCCAAAGTGCTGGGCCAGGCAAGCTTCCGAAGGTCTGAGGCTACTGCCGCAATTGCGATAGACATGCTGTTCCCCTCACATGCACTGCGGCGCCGGGGCGCCTGTGTGTTCGGCGTCGACGCGCTCCCAGGTGGAGCGAGCGCGGGCGCGGTGGGTGGACTGCATAAGCTCAAGCAGGCGGTTGTGGTAGTGCAGGAACGCCTGGGCGGGCGTCCAGTTCTCCAGCTGTACTTCGAGCGGGGCGATGCCGGCGATGCATTCCCATCTGTCGTCGTGGTCTGGCATGAGCTGCGCACGCTCGGTGGCCAGCGCGATCATGTCGCCCTTGTGCACGCAGTCGGGTAGTTCAGGGTCGACATGGAAGTGCTCGCAGATGGCCAGCCACACCTTCCGCTCTACCTCGTCGTATAGCCAAACCAGGCTCAGCGCCTCATAGAACTCGCGCATGCCGAGCTTGAGCGGGCGCACCATGTCGCCGACGTAAGCCTCGGTGGCGTCGTGGAGCAGGGCGGCGAGCTGGTGTTCGGCCGGGACGATGCTGGCCACCAGCAGGCTGTGCTGCGCGACCGAGTAGTGCCGGCTGGTGTGGCCATTGAAGCGGCAGAGCTGCGACAGGGCGTGGGCGATGTCCAGCGTGCAGACCTGGTCGGCCTTGGGCGCGAGCAGGTCGAAGCGGCGGCCGGAGCGGGTGAGAATCCAAGTCATGGCTGGACCTCCTGCGCTGCCAGATCGAACAGCGGATCGGCGCCGATGTAGGCCTCGGCCGGGGCGTCTGGCCAGTGCTTGCGGCATTCGTCGAAGTCGCCCTGGTTCCAGAGCCGCAGGAACTCCATCCCCTCCTCGGTGCGCTGGTCCAGCGCGTAGGCGATGGCGACGACGGCGGCGTCTGGTGGCAGGTCTTCCTCGGGCTGTTGCGCGGTGAGGTCAGCCTTGTTCATCTGGGCTTCGGTCATTTTCTCCGAGGCCATGATGTTGGCGTCGATGCTCAGCGCCGTGGCCATCACTGACATGGTGTCGGTGATGTCGCGGCGGTCCCAGTGGCTGTGCTCGTCTACCGAGTCGTTCTTCCAGCAGTGGCAGAAGCGATCCTGCGGAACGCTGCGGTCCTTGGGGTGGTTGTAGCCAACGCAGATGAAGGACTCGCCACTGGTGGCGATGATGTTTTGCAGAGGTACGGCGCGGCGCGCGCGCAGGCATACGGTCGACTGGCTCATGCCATCACCTCCGCTTGCAGGGCCGGCACGGTTTGCCAGTAGCGATCGAACAGGGCGCGGGCGCTGTTGGAGAGTTTGCGGGCGGCGGTGGCCTGGTCGTACGAGCCGAGGCCGGCAAAGGTGTCGGCGGCGAGGCTGAGCTTGTCCGCCATGGCGACGAGCTGATTGGCGTCGTTCTCGGTGATGACGCGGGTTTGCAGGTTGGCGAGCTTGGCGCGGCACTCGTCCAGCTCGGCGGTGGTGGCTTCCAGTGCCTGGGCGGCGTTGAGGCGGCTGATGGTGAGGGTGTGTTTGGCCGACTCGATGTCGCGGCGGGCCTGCGTGAGTTCATGGCGGTGGGCCTGCAGGCCGCGCTGGTAGCCGATGTCCAAGCCCTCGCGCTTGCCTTTGCGCAGGCCTTCATAGAAGCCGAGGCCGAACACGATGGCCATGGCGGCTACCGAGCCGATGAGGGCGATGATCTGAAACGTTGTGAAGTTCATGTGCTGTGTCCCGTTTGAGCCCGCCGGCTGGTGAGGCCGGCGGGGGGGGGGTTGGTATTACTTGCCGAGGGAGAAGGTGCCGATGGTGAGTGGCACCAGGCCGCCGACTTCCTGCTCGAGCACGTCCTTGAATTCCTGGGCGAAGGCTTCGCGCTGGGCTTCCTCCCCGACCCACCGGAGTTTCAGGAGTGGCTCGTCGCGGCCGGTGATGACGGACAGGCGCAGCTTGATATCTGCCACGTCCAGCCCTTCAAACGGGACGGTGGTGAAGATGAAGGCGGAGGGCAGGGTGTCCTGGCTCTTGGCCTCGATCTCGTCCATGGCCGAGCGGCTGGCGGAGAAGTCGCCGACGTTGCTGTCGCGCTGGCTGGTGGCCTTGATGACCATGCGGCGCACAGCGTTGATGGCCTGCAGCATCGGCAGAGTCGCCTCGCCGTCTTGGGCCTCCAGGTTGGGCAGCCAATCCTCCAACCATTCGGCGAGTTCCTTCTGGCTGAGCGGCTTGCCGAGCACAGCCTGGAGGGCGGAATAGGCGGCGGTAGGCTTGAGGGTGAGCACGGCTACGTCATCGCCATGGCCGGCGACCCCGGGTTCGCCCAGGTTGAAGATGACGGCGGCGCGCATGGCGTCCTGGTCGATGAAGCCGCGCGCGGCGGCCGGTGCGTTGTCATCCACCACGTCATGGCGTTCGATGTACTTGATGAAGTCCTGCAGGGAGTGGGTTGTCATGGTGCCGCGGAAGCGGTCGCGCATAGGCTGGAATGCTTCCAGCGACTGCAGGCGAATGCCCTCGGGCAGTACCGCCACGGAGGTGCCGTCCGCAATGGTGATCGGCTTGGCTGCCGCGATCACGGCCTGGGACTCGATGTGTTGGATGGCTTCTTTGCTCAGCGACATGCTGCGTCTTCCTTTTGGTGAGTGGGGCTTGGTGAAGCGGGTCAGACTTCGCGGGGCACTACTGGCGCCTGCTCGCGGGTGAACATCTGGTCGGTCGGGCTGGTCTGGAACAGCTCGAGGCCGTTCTCGGTGACGTACATGGGCGTGTCGAGGGAGGTGTCCTCGCGCTTCTTGCCGCGCTTGGTGGGTTGCACGAAGTCCAGCGTGTGGCTGACGGTGACCTGGTTGCTCTGGCCGATCTGCTTGAGCTTGAACTTGAGCGTGACCTCGCCGGGCTTGCCATGGTCGACCACGCCGGCGGCGACGTCGGAGAGCGCGCGGCCGACCTGCTGGGCGAATACGCTGGCGTTGAGTGAGTTGATGAACTCGGCGGTATCGGTGGGTTTCATGGCGTGCTGTGCCTCTTTGGTTGCCCTTGGTAGGGGCGGGTTATGCCGCTTGCGCGGCGGCGGTTTGATCCAGCCAGTCGGCCAGATCGTGTAGGTAGATGACCCATGGGCTGCGGTTGGAGCTGGGGTCGAGCTGCCGGATCTTGAGGTTGAGCTGGCCTTCGCGGACTTTGCGGCGTAGGTGCTTGACCGTGGTGATATGCGGCAGGTGGTCGGTGAGCAGCTGCTCGGCGGTGATGTAGCTACCGGCGTAGCGGCTGCGCAGGGTGTCGAGCGTGGTTTGCGGTTGTGGCTTCATGGCTGCACCTCCCCGCGCCCCGCCGGGAGGCGCAGGCGGATCATTTCGGTGATGCCCTCGATGGTCTTGCCGGCCTGCCGGTCGACCACGCTGCCGGTGCTGTCTGTGATGACGCAGGCGAACGGTGCGGCCTGTTCCGGGGTGAGCGTGACGTGCGGCAGGTAGCCGGTCGGCAGCACAGCGAAGAGGGCGCACCAGAGGCGGCCGAGGTCGTCCGCGTGGGGCTGGCTGGTTTGCAGGTGGGCGATGGCCTCCGAGCAGGCGCCGCGCAGCACCTTGACGGGTACCACCGTTGGGTGGTCCAGGTGCAGGCTGGTGAGCTTGAGCGCGCCGATCGCGTGTTGGGTGGCAGAGGTGGTCATGCGGCGGCGTCCTTCTTGGTGACGGTGATGCCCAGCTGATCGGCCAGCCAGGCGATGCCGGCCTCGGTGGCCATGACGACGCCGTAGTGCGTGTAGCTGTTGATGGCCGGGTTCCAGCGGCTGCGGGTGTCGACGAACAGCCGACCCCGGCCGCGCTCTGTGCTGATGAGCTCGCCGGCGTGGTTGAGCAGGCCCAGCTCGCGCATACGGGCGCGCAGCTTGCGCGGGCCAATGCCGAGCACGGCAGCGGCCTGGTCGAGGGTGCGGTTCATGGTGGCGGGCCTCAGGCTGTGGGGCTGGTGGCCAGGGCGGCGCGAGCAATTCCAGCGCGACTTCTTGCGTAGCCTCGGACATCGGCCATGTCCTGCATGAACTCGTCTTTCCCGGCGCCGTTGCTGATCGTTTCCAGCGACTGCGCAGCTCCGGCCAGCGCCTCCACTAGACCGCTCTGCTGCGGCTGCGGGGCCGTCTGCGCGATTGGTTCTAGGTACAGTTTCGCGCCGAGCGGAATGCGCCCTTGCAGCGGCATCGAAATTACACCGATCTCCATCCATTCGGTCTTCGGGTTTGCGGTGTCGATCCCGCTATAGCCCGCACCAACTACGTGCGCAACCGGCTGCTGCTCGGTCTGCGCGGGGCGGGTGGCGAGCAACTCAAGCACATAGTCGATGGCTGCTTGTTCATTCGGTCCAAGCAGCTTTTCCTCTGACTTGAAACGGCGCATGAAGTATGCGGCGCGCTCAGCTGTCATGTTCGCCTCCCGCTCATCCTGCGCGGGGGCTGGCTCTGTCTGCGCGTTCAGCTCGTGAGCGGCGGCGTGGAATGCTGCGGTCGCTGCTTGCAGGTCGCTAGGGTCAGCCAGCTGTTCGAGCTGGAGGGCGTTCCAAGCATCGTGCGCTTCGGTCTCGGTATCAGCGCCCTCGACAGCCTGGCAGCCGCGATAGCGGCACTTCACTCCGTGGATAAACGCATTACCAGAAGGCGAGTAGTCGTAGCCGATTGCCACGCCATTGCACTTGCTACAAGGCAGCAGCGGGGCGGGCGTAGCGCGCTGCGGAATGGCCTCGGCCGTATCCAGCGTGCCGTTGGCAACTGCCTCGATCCAATCGGCCAGGTGCTGGACGTTGGCGCCGTCGTTGCGCTGGAGGGTCATGCTGTGGCGCTGCTCGCGCATGAACAGCACGGCGAGCAGATGATCGCCGCTGTCGCTGGTGAAGGGCTCGATGCTCAGCTCGGCGCGCAGCTCGCGGGCGGGCTGGGTGAGCAGCAGGGTTTCGCTGCCGACCTGGCTGGCGAGCATGCCGAGGGCCGCTTCGCTGCCTCTGGTGAGGGAGAAGGTGCTCATGCGCAGTCGCCTCCGAACGGGCCGAAGCTCTCGAAGGTGGGGCGGATGTGGCGCTTGAGTTGAGCCGTGCGCAAGGTGACCTGTGCGATCAGGCCGGTTTCACGTTCGATGCGGCGTACGGTGAAGGGGTTGGATGCCGCTGCCGGGTGCAGAAAGACCGGGCAGCGGGTGCTGCTGTGCTGTGCTGTGTCCATTGTCGCGATCCCGTGGTGAGTGGGTACGCGACAACATTAGCGCTTGCTAATTTAATCTGCAATAGCGAATGCTAATTTTTAGAGGGAAAAAGAACCCGCCACTGAGGCGGGTCTTAGCTATCTATTTTCGAATTGCGTTTGCCGGATACGTAAGCCTGAAATTTCATTGACAACGTTGTTAGAAAGATCTCGCAAGCCGTTTGAAACTCCCTCTAGCCGGGTGTCGACCCGATCGAATCGCTGAGAAACCTCACTCTGATAGCTCTGTACGTCTGTCTTAATTTCTATCCGGGTGTTATCAATTTTGGCGTCAAGCTTGCCATACACCGCCCATGCTGCTGCTGCGATTGCTAGCAACACTGGGAGGGTAACCGAAACGAAAAGATCCTTTGCCTGGTTCGCTGTGGCCATCGTCAAAACCCCTTTTTCGACTAGTGTTTCCACTATCCGAAGCGTCGCAGCATGTGCGCTGAATATCCGAGTAACAGCCGCCTCATCATCTAAATATAGATTCTGAAAGTCGTCCCCGGTGCTTTCTGCAACGCCTTTAAAAGCACTAGCGAGAGTCATCCTTCCTGTCGAGTAGACGCTGAAGCCGCCAGAGATTTCGGAGGATGGGTGAACGCCCAAGGTTCCGACTCTATACGTTTGGCTCCGTTCAACGCCTACCCTAAACGAGACCGATCCGCTAGCCGCGTAAGCGACTGACACGATTACAAACCAGGATAAGGTATTTGAGCTTTTTCAATCATCTGCGTAAGCAAATCGCGCAGACGGCTAGCTGCGTCTAAGCTCATGGTGAACGTTGCAAAATCTATTCGTTTAGGGCTGAGTCCGTCGCCTTCAGCGACCGTTTGAAAAACACCAGGGTGGACTTCTCGAAACGTTTCATATTCGACATCCATCAAGTCACGTCCGAATGTCAGCGAGACCTTCGGTTCGTTGGCAGACGCGAAGCCGATGCCGAGTACCTGATCAGCATACTCATGGATGAAACGTGGATCTTTGATGTGATGCAGCTTGTCGCCGTCTACGAGAGCCATCTTTCCCTCCCCTGGGATATCTGGGTGCTTAGCCCAATTGGCGCGCGATTCTAAAGAAATCGCACCGCTAACGTCGAGCCGTAACTAGGTGGCTGCGACATTTTTTACAGTTCAACAATCTTACGCCGTGCCCGGGCGCACACCATCCACTCTTCGTTGAGCTTGATGTACTTGTCCGGCCAGTCGGGGTTGGTGGCGTGCAGGAAATACTCGTTGCCGTCTCGGCAGAGCTTCTTGATGGTCACAGAGTGGTCGCTGATGCGCTTGGCGAGAACGATGCTGCCGGGCGCCCACTGCATGTCGGGGTCGAATACGACCTTCTCACCTGGTGCAAGTAGTGGGTACATGCTGAAGCCGTTGACGATCAAGACGAATGCTCGCGGCCCGGCCGGCCCGCCAGCTTCGACCCACTCATCCGCGTGGCCGGGCGGGAAATTGTCCACGGCCTCGCAGAATTCACCTGCCTGAACTTCACCTATCACGGGCAGCATCCTTTGCTGGTTGTATCGTCCCAAGGCCTCCGTCACTGCTGTGCTGCTGGCAATTTCCAGCTGTGCAGCGGCCGAGAACGCCGCGCTCGCAGGGTCAGGCGTATCGCCTGCTCCGGGTGAGGTAAGGGTTCCTGGTAGCAACGCCAGCTTCTTTTCCAGATTAGCGGCGGCGCGCTCACCCATGTTCCTGTGGCCGTTGAGAATCTGCGACAGGTATGAGGCGTCGAGGTCGTGCCGATCAGAGAACTCCTTCAGCGATAAATCACCGATCAAGGTTCTCAGTGCGGCTATGCGGGACTGGTAGATATCCATTTCCTTATGTTCAGGCGGCGTTAGCAAACTGTAAATTACGGTTTGCTATTGCGAAGTCGATTAGCGATTGCTAATGTGAGCCCCTAACGGAGGTATTCATGAATCTTCTCGATTTCATCAAGCCGCTGGACAAGCACTCGCAGCTCGCGCTCGCGGTTCGTTGCGAGACAACGCTTGGCCAGCTGAAGCAGGTGGCGTATGGCAACCGTAGAGCCAACGCCGCGCTGGCCATCGCACTTGACCGAGAAACCAATGGCGCTGTGCCTTGTGAAGAAACCCGACCGGACATCGATTGGGCCTACCTTCGCAACAACGCACGCCCAAGTGAGCCAGTTGCCGCGTAAGGCAGCGGCTTGATCTCGTTATAAACCCCGCCAGGACACAGCACAGTTTCAGTATCGGCGGGGGCCGGCTCCGGGAGCCTCACCAGCAGACCGGAGCCGGCACGCCCAAGGGCCAGAGCAACAAACCTGTCGCCATGGCGGCAGGTGGATGTAGAGGCTGGAATCAAGGCGCCCACTCACCAAAGTTAAGCAGCCTTGACCCAGCGGTCCGGGAGACGGGTACCACCCCTGACTCCCTCAACAGCTTCCCCGGTGGGACACAGCACGTATATCACCGGGGTTTTTGCTGCTGTGGCCATAGGATAGGGCGTTGCCCTGGCCTATGGCTATGGTAGCCAGCGGGGTTTACTACCAATGCGCGCTACTACGCTTGAGCACGGGCCGCTTACCACTCTGGAAGCGGCTATCGACAAGGACGCCCGCGAGGCGATCCGTGGGGGCCACAAGGCCGTTTGCGCCATTCTGGACGAGCCGTATGGCCCGTTTCAGAAGCGCCTTTCCTGTTCCTACCCTGACCACCACCTGCATGCGGACGATGTCGAGCGCGTGATTGCGCTCGTGCAAGGCCCGGCCGTGCTGACGTGGTTCGAGCGGGTATATGGGGTGGTGAGCTACAAGCCGACGCCGGTACCGGCCACGCGCGATGCGCTGCGTGCGCTGGGCCAGCTGCTGCAGGCTGAGGGCCAGTTCGTGGGCAGCCTGCACGACGGCGCCGCGGACAATGTGTGGGAGCCGCACGAGGTGGAGACGCTGCGCGGCCATGCGAACCGGATGATCAGCGAAATTCTCGGCATCGTGGCCGGTGCGGAGCAGGCCATGGAGGAGCAGCGCCATGGATGAGCATCTGATCGAACGGGCTCAGCGGGAACAGGACGAGGAGCTGCAGCGCATCATCGCGAGCCGTGTGCAGTACCAGGGCGAGAGCCTGATCGAGTGCGAAGGGTGCGGCGGCGAGATTCCGCAGGCCCGGCGCGAGGCGGTGAAAGGGTGCCGGATGTGCACCGACTGCCAGGCGTTCGCGGACAAGATGAGTGCGGGGGTGCGCCGTGGTTAAGCCTCGCCTGTTCGTGAGTTTCAGCGGCGGTCGTTCGTCGGCCTATATGTCTCGGTGGATCAAGCGGACCATGGGCGACACGCATGATTTGCTTTTCGTCTTTGCCAACACCGGCCAGGAGCACGAGGAGACGCTTAAGTTCGTTCGACGCTGCGATGAAGCTTTCGGCCTTGGTGTCGTGTGGGTCGAGGCTGACGTGCAGTTCGGGGCTCGGGTATCGACGAAGCACCGCGTGGTGACCTTCGAGACCGCCAGCCGCAACGGCTTGCCGTTCGAGCACGTTATCCAGAAGTACGGCATTCCAAACCAGAAGTTTCCGCACTGCACGCGTGAACTGAAACTGAACCCGATGTACTCCTACGTCGATTCGGTCTGGCCTGAGCGCGACTACCAGATTGCTGTTGGTCTGCGTGTGGATGAGCAGGTCCGCCGGCGGAAGGACGCCGACTCCGCGCGCATCGTTTACCCGCTCATGGACTGGCATCCGATCGACAAGGAAGACGTAAATGCCTGGTGGGAGCAGCAGCCGTTCAACCTGAATCTGATCGAGCGCCAAGGCAACTGTGTTTGGTGTTGGAAAAAGTCAGACCGCAAGCACCTGCTTAACCTTGCCGACGCCCCGGAAAGCTACGAGTTTCCGGATCGCATGGAGAAGCTCTACCCGGACGCGGGCGCCGGCAATGGCGGACGAGTGTTCTTCCGCGGTAACCGCTCGACCCAAGACCTGATCGCACTGAGCAAAATCGTTATTCCCGATGAGCGCATGGGCTCGCGTGACGACGAGGACGGCGGCTGCTCGGAAAGCTGCGAGGCGTTCGGCGAACAGCAGCTCGAACTGTTTGCGGAGGTCGCGTGATGTCTGAACGCGTACCTCTCACCCTCGCCGATCTCCCCGAGCTGCTGCAGTACATCCCCGCCGATGATCGCGACACCTGGTTGCAGGTGGGTATGGGCATCAAGGCGGAATTCGGCAGTAACGGGTTCGATGCCTGGGATACCTGGAGTGCCGGTGCTGACAGCTACAGCACGGCGGATGCGAAGACGGTGTGGCGCTCGTTCCGCAAGGCGGGTACGGGCATGGGCACGGTGATCAAGCTGGCGAAGGACAACGGCTGGCGGCCACGCCGGGAGCCGATCACCGCCGAGGAGAAGCGCCGGCTGAATGCCGAGGCGGAAGCGCGGCGGGCAATGCGGCAGGCGGAGATCGAGGCGGACGAGGCGAGGGCGCAGGTGATGCGCGAAGCCGTGGCCGCTGCCTGCGAGGTGATCTGGACGAAGCACTGCAAACCGCAAGGCGAAAGCCCCTACCTTGAACGCAAGCAGGTGGGGGCTTATGGCGTTGGCTACTTCCATTACACGGTTGTGCTTTCCATCGATGACGAGCGGCAGCGCTGCGATGTGTGGGTGGGAAGCGAGACGCGCGAATTCTTCGCCAACCTGCCGAAGCCGCGGCCTGATTCGATCAGCTTCCTGATGTTCAAGGCGGGCAGCATTGCCATTCCGCTGCGCGATGCGGCGGGGAAGCTATGGAGCCTGCAGGCGATCAACGAGCAGGGCACGAAGCTGTTCCCGAAGTACGGGCGCAAGGCGGGTTGCCGGCATGTGCTGGGCGAGCTGGACGGCGCGGCGGTGATCGGCGAGGCCGAGGGTTACGCGACGGCGGCGAGCGTGCATATGGCGAAGGGCTGGCCGGTGGCGATGGCGCTGGACTCCGGCAACATGCCGGCGGTGGCGCGTGACCTGGCGGCGCAATGCCCGGATGCGCTGCTGGTGGTGGCCGGTGATGATGACCCGTCGAGGCCGGGCAACCCGGGCCGCAAGAAGGCGGAAGCGGCGGCGGGTGAGGTAGGTGGCATTGCTGCCTTCCCGACCCAGCCGGCCGAAGGCGGGGCAGGGCAGGACTGGAACGATGTGCATGTGGCGTGGGGGCTGGAGGCGGTAGCGCAGCAGCTCGACGCGGCTGTTGCCGCTGGCAAGCCTTCCCCGACCCCATCCGCTGACGAAGCCGCTGCGCCGGCCGGCTCCTCCGACAACGGGGGGCAGGGGGTGGGCTTTACGGCGGAGCAGATCCTGCGGCGGTTTGCGTTGGTGGAAGGCACCACGCACGTCTGGGACCAGGACAAGAAAGCGGTGATGAAGAAGACCGCGTTCGAGGCGCTGGTGACGAAGCCGCTCGCGAAGGCCTGGGCAGATGACGTGGCCAAGAAGCTGATCGGCGCGGATACGGTGCGTGAGATCGAGCAGGCGCGGCGGATGGCTGGCAAGAAGGCCACGGCGCTGGGGATGACGCCCATCGACCGGTATGTGTACATCGACGGGACGAAGGATGTGTGGGACCGCGAGAAGAAGCGGCGCATTCCTGAGGGCGCGGTGAAGATGGCGCTGGGCGATGCCTACGCGCTGTGGCTGAACTCGGCCGAGCGCCGCACGGTGGATGTGGACCACATCGTGTTCGACCCGACGATGACGAAGGATCCGGCCGTGTACATCAACACGTTCGAGGGGCTGCCGCTGGAGCCGGTGCGCGATGACGCGGCGTGCGAGAACCTGCGCTGGCTGATCTCGTTCCTGTGCAACCACGAGGCGGAGCCGCTGGATTGGCTGGTGAAGTGGCTGGCCTTTCCGCTGCAGCACCCAGGCGCGAAGCTGGACACGGCGGTGCTGATGCATTCGGTTATGGAGGGCTCGGGCAAGAGCCTGCTGTTCGCCGATACCCTCGGGGCGCTGTATGGGCCCTATGCGGCGACGGTAGGGCAGACGCAGCTGGAGTCGAACTTCAACGCGTGGCAGAGCCGGAAGCTGTGGGCGGTATTCGAGGAAGTGGTGAGCCGTGACCAGCGGTACAACCAGGTGGGCAAGATCAAGCATCTGATCACCGGCAAGACGGTGCGGATGGAATCGAAGTTCATCAATGGTTGGGAAGAAGCCAACCATATGAATGCGGTGTTCCTTTCGAACGAGATCCTGCCGTGGCCGATCAGTGAATCGGACCGGCGCTTCCTGGTGATGTGGCCGCTGGAGACGCTGCCGGAAGAACGGCAGCGAGCGATCGGCGCGGAGCTGGCGAACGGCGGGGTGGCGGCGCTTTATGGCTGGCTGCTGGATGTGGACCTTGGCGACTTCAACGAGCGCACGCGGCCGCCACATACCGAAGCGCGGCGCAGGCTGGTGGCGCTTTCGCGGGCCGGCTGGCAGACGTTCCTCCATCAGTGGCAGCACGGGGAGTTGGGGCAGAAGCTGTGGGGCGCGTGCCTATCGACGGACCTCTATGCGCTGTTCCTCGAGTGGTGCCAGCGCAATCGCGAGCATGCGATGAGCCAGACGAAGTTCAGCCTGTTTATCAGCTCCGAGGTGGAGAAGACGCGGTCGATCCCCTGGACGGAGGGTGCGAACCGGCGCTTCGGGGCGTTCTTCTTTCCCAGTGACCCGGACTCTTCCCTGCCCCCATCTATGAGCGCTGCTGCGCTTGGCCAGCATGTGGCGGCCTGGCGGGCGAGTGCGAAATTGGCGGGCTGGGATGTGGACGGCTGGGACCATTTGAAGGGGGCTGCGGCATGAGAATGGCAAAAAGTGTGTTGGGTGTGTTGGGTTGTGTTGGGTTTGGTTTGCGCACCCGGCACAGCGTGAGGCCAGCAACGGCGCGGCTTTGCGCCGGCTGTGCGGGGTGTGTTGGGTTTGATGTCGCGCGCGCGCGTGCGTGTGTTTTGTTGCAGCCTCTGAACTGGGCTGATGCCGAAGGAAAAAATTGCTACGCGAGGACCGAAAAACCCAACAAACCCAACACACCTAACACAGTTGCTTTGAAGGCATTGATTTATAAGGGTTTTGAGTGTGTTGGGTTTGTGTTGGGTTGCGGGTTTTGTGTCGGGTTGGGGGGCAGAGCATGATCGAGGCCATGGAGGTGCTGTTGCAGGCGTGGGGCCGTGAGGTTGTGAACCCCGCTCTGGATGTGGCCATCGCCTCGCCGCTGGGGCGGATGGGTGACGATGCGCCGGGCGGTGTGGGCGGGCATCGTTGCCTGTCGCTGGTGGAGTGCGCGGTGGCGATCAGCCGGGCGAGCCAGGCGGTGAGCATGGCGCTGGATGGTATGGCGAAGGATGCGCCGCTTGGCCTCGGATCGCGTGGCCGTGTGCTGCAGCGGCTGGCGCATGTGCGCTACTGCCAGGGGCCGCAGGCGGTCGCCGTGGCGGCGCAGTGCTCTCGGCTGGGTATCTCGATGCGGACGTATCGTGCGCAGGTGGACGAGCTGCATGCCGAGCTGCAGGCGGAGTGGCCGGTGGCACTGGCGCGGCTGCAAGCGGCGGAGCGGGGCACGGATGCGCATGCGGCTGCGGTGAAGCGTGCGCGGGCTGCACGTGACGTGGCGCGAGAGAACGCCCGGGCCGAGCGCAAGCGGGTGGCTGAGCGCAAGGCTGCTGCCCGTGCGGTGAAAGAGGCTGCGCAGGCCCGCAAGGCGGAGGTCGCGTGATGACCGTTCGTCGGGTCAGTTTGGCGCGAACAGCGTTAAACCGTGCTCAAGCGTGTTCAACCGTGTTGAACAGCGCCGCGAAAAACGGGCGGTTGCGGGCGTTGCATGTCGGCTGTAGAAAGTGCCCATGGTTGTAGAGCTGCGCCCGCAGCGATAGCCACCGAGCGACGTGCTGTGTCGCGGCCTGTTCCCCCGGCAGGCCAGCCCTCGCAAGAGGGCACCCATTCCAAGGCTCACCCGAAACGGTGGGCCTTTTTCTTTGCCGCTGGAGACTTTGCATGGCTGAGCCAACGAGCACCACGGCAGGCGTTGTGGTTGCAGGTGCGGCCGGTGCCGGCCTGGCCGGATTCATGGCTGGCGTGAACGGCGACGCGGCTGTCGGCGCGCTGCTGGGTGCGCTGGTGTACGTGACGACGACGCACGATCTGCCGATCTGGAAGCGGCTGCTGTTCTTCCTGGTGTCGGGCGTGATGGGTTACCAGTTCGCGCCGGCCATCGTGGAGGCGGAGTTCTGGGGCTTTCGTCCATTCGCCTATCCCGGCCCGGCCGCGTTCGGCGCGGCGGTGCTGGTGGTGACTGTGGCACTGGCTGCGATCCGCCGGCGGGGTGTGCCCGCGATCAATGATGGAGGCGCAGATGGTTAGTGCTCTGCTGACTCAGGCGACGTTCCTGATCTGTGCCGTGGTGTTCCTGCGGCTGTTCACGTATCGGCGCGGGGCTTCGCGCTTCCGCCGCGGTGTGTCGTGCCTCGCCGCGCTGGTGATGGGCAGCGCTGGCTCGACGGTCATCTACATCCTCACCGGCGACCTGCGTGTACCTGCTATGGCTTGGCCGCTGGTGGTGCTGCTGGCGGTGTTGGCCTGGGCCATCTGGCAGAGCGGCGGCAACCTGGCCGGCGCGTTTCGTTCGAGCGACTGGGATGGCGTGGAGCGGCGGCAGCAGGATCGGCGCGCGCAGCGGTCGCCTTACCGCAACCCGGCAGCATCGGAAAGAACGCGATGAGTAAGCGCAGGCTGAAGATGCACGGGTGCGGCCTGAAAATGGCCAAGCCGAGTGGGCCGACTGTTCGCGTAGTCGCCGAGCGGCGGATTACCGGGCGTCGGCTGCAGTCCAGGCGGCTGGAGATGTGGCTGGCCAACCCGCACTGCGCGGAATGCGGGAGATGGGTTTTGTTCCCTCAGGGCTTCGAGCTCGACCACAAAGTGCCGCTCGGCTTGGGCGGAGAGGATATCGAGGCGAACTGCCAGATTCTGTGCGTCGATAGCCCTGATGGCAGCGTGATCGGATGTCATAGGCGGAAGACCGAAGCCGACCTTGTGCAGATGCGCTGACCCGGGGGGCCGAAAATATTGGCGGCGCCGATGGCGGAAACCTCGCCCCCTCGCACGCGCGAAATTAATCCCCTTTAACGGATTTGGTTAAGGCATGGCGTTAACTGAACAGCAGCGCAAGTATGCCGAAGCCCGGATGTCTGGTGCATCCATCAGGGACTCGGCGTTGGCGGCCGGCTGCCCCGCCCGATCCGCGTCGCAGGCCGGTTCCCGGCTGGAAAAGCACCCCAACGTACTGGCGCATCTGGCGCGCCTCAAGCACCTGGAGTCGGAAGCGAAACCAGAGGGTGGCCGCGATGCTCTCCCTCCCGATGTACAGCTCGGGGACGAATTCTTCGAGGACCCGAAGGACCTGCTTCGCCACGCCATGAACGATCGGCGCCTGGATCCGAAGACACGTATCCAGGCAGCCGTCGCGCTGCTCCCCTTCGAGCACCAGAAGCGCGGCGAGTCCGGTAAGAAAGAGCAGCAGGCGAACGCCGCCGAGTCGGTTGCGACTGGCCGCTTCGCGCCAGCTGCGCCGCCGTCGAGGCAACTCAAACTGGTGAACTGAAATGCAATGGCAGACTGCGTGCCCTGACTGGGCAGATCGGCTCGTGGCTGGGCAAAGCATCATCCCGGCGCCGATCTACCCGACTCAGGCCGAGCAGGCGCTGAGCATTTTCAAGGAACTGCGCGTAGTCGACTTGCCTGGTAAGCCAACCTTCGGCGAGTGCAGCGACCAGTGGGTATTCGACTTCGTTTCCGCTGTCTTCGGCGCCTATGACGCAGAAACCGGGCAACAGCTGATCCGCGAATACATGATGCTGATCAGCAAGAAGAACACGAAGTCCACCGTGGCCGCGGGCATCATGATCACCGCCGTCATCCTCTGCTGGCGTGAGGACGAAGAGCACCTGATCCTGGCGCCAACCAAAGAGGTGGCGGACAACAGCTTCAAACCCGCCGCAGGAATGATCCGGGCGGACCCGGAGCTGGCCGCGTTGTTCCACGTCCAGGACCATGTCCGGACCATCACCCATCGGGTGACGAAGGCGAGTCTGAAGGTTGTCGCGGCGGATACCGATACCGTGTCCGGCAAGAAGGCCGGTCGCATCCTGGTCGACGAGCTGTGGTTGCTGGGCAAGAAGGCCAACGCATCGGCCATGCTGATGGAGGCGTTGGGCGGGCAAGTATCGCGCCCCGAGGGCTGGGTGATCTTTCTGACCACCCAGAGCGACGAGCCGCCCGCCGGCGTGTTCCGCGAAAAGTTGCTCTACCACCGTGGTGTGCGTGACGGGAAGATCCGCGACCCACGCTCGCTGGGCATTCTGTACGAGTTTCCGCCCGAGCTGCTGGCCAGCAAGGCCTACCTGCTGCCGGAGAATTTCCACATCACCAACCCCAATCTGGGGCGTTCGGTGAGTAGGGAATGGCTGGAAGATCAGTTACGGCGCAACCAGCAAAACACCGACGGCAGCTTCCAGCAGTTCCTGGCCAAGCACCTGAACGTCGAGATCGGCCTCGCGCTGCGCTCGGACAACTGGGCTGGCGCCGAATATTGGGAGGCCATGGCGCGCCCGGGTATCTCCCTCGACAGCATCCTCGAGCGCTGCGAGGTCGTCACCGTCGGCATCGATGGCGGCGGGCTTGATGACCTGCTTGGCTTGGCAGTGGTCGGGCGAGAACGAGAGTCCCGTCGCTGGCTCGCCTGGTGTCGGGCATGGGCGCACCCGTCCGTGCTGCAGCGGCGCAAGGAAATTGCGCCGCGGCTGCTCGACTTCGCCAAGGCCGGCGACCTGGTGCTGGTCGAGCACATCGGTGAGGACGTCGCCGAGGTCGCTTCGCTCGTATTCCAGATCGACCAGGCCGGGCTGCTGCACGAGGCCGGGCTCGACCCGGCCGGCATCGGGGCCATTCTCGAAGCGCTAGTCGGTATGGGCATCGATCCGGAAAAGGTCGTCGGCGTCAGCCAGGGCTGGCGCATGGGCGGCGCGATCAAGACCACCGAGCGCAAGCTAGCTGAAGGCGGGTTGCATCACGCCGCTCAGCCGCTGATGGACTGGTGCTGCGGCAACGCCAAGGTCGAGCCCAGGGCGAACTCCATCCTGATTACCAAGCAGGCGAGCGGCACGGCAAAGATTGACCCGCTCATGGCCCTCTTCAACGCGGTATCGCTGATGGCTGCCAACCCGCCCGCGCTGGGCGGCATGGACGACTACCTCAACAACGGCTTCTTCGGACTCATAGGCTGACCATGACCTTTCGTTGGTACAACCCGCGCACCTGGCGGATGTTTGGCTATTCCGACCCGGCCACTGGTGACTTCGTCGAAGTGGATATGGAGGTCGGCGGCAAGAGCACCAAGGCCGGCGTTCGTGTCACCACTACGGTTGCGCTGTCGATCAGCATGGTCTGGTCGTGCGTGAAGATCCTCTCCGAGTCGCTGAGCGGCCTGCCGCTCAAGCTGTACGAGGATGCGGATGGCGAGCGTCGGCTGGTCGCCCGGACGGACCGGTCGCAGAAGCTGCTGCGCAAGCCGAACCCTTACATGACGATGCTGAACTTCCTCAAGTTCGTCGTCGTGAACATGGCACTGCGCGGCAATGCCTTCGCCCTGATCGAGCGCAACCGCAACGGTGACCCTATCGGCCTAGTCCCGCTGAGCATCGACTCGGTCACCATCGACACCGATGAGGACTTGCTCTACTGGGTGCAACCCAAGGACGGAACGCGCTTTCCGGTATCACCGGAGAACATGCTGCACTTCAAGATATTCAGCCTGGATGGCCTCGTCGGGATGTCGCCCATCGAGTACCAGGCCGAAACCATGGGCCTGGCCAAGGCGGGCCAGCAGTGGTCATCGCGCTTCATGCGCAAGGGCGGCTTTACCGGCGGCTACGTCATCTACGAGCAGTTCCTGACAGATGCCCAGCAGAAGCAGATCCTGGCCAAGTTCCCGGACGTCCGCGAAGGCGATGCTGATGACATCGGGAAGATGGCCATCCTCCAAGGAAACCCTAAGATCGTTCCCGCGGGGTTGAGCCAGAAAGACGCCCAGTTCATCGAATCGCAGCAGTTCCAAGAGGAAGCGCTCGCCGGCATCTACGGCGTGCCGCTCTGGCTCGCCAACCGCGCGGGCAAGACCTCGATCATGGGCTCGAACCTCGAGCAGCAACTGATCGGCTACGTGACCTTCGGCCTTAAGCCATATGCCGACGCCGTCGAGGACGAGTTCAACGACAAGCTCTTCGGTGGCAGGGGGCGCTTTGTCGAGTTCGTGCTCGAAGGTCTGCAGCGCGCCGACAGCGCCGGCCGGGCCACGCTGTTCGCCGCCGCTCTGGGCGGCTCTGGCGGCTCGGGCTGGATGACCATCAACGAAGTGCGCCGCAAAGAAAACCTGCCGCCGCTCGAGGGCGAGCAATACAACCAGGTCACCCGATGGGAGATAAGAACCAATGCTGACCAAACTTGATTGCCCGTTCGAGGTGAAGGCCGCCGACGACGCGGGCAACTTCGAAGGTTACGCCGCGGTGTTCGACAACGTCGACCTGGGCGACGACGTCATCCTGCAGGGTGCCTTCACCCGGGTGAAGACTGCGCGCAACGGTCGCCTGAAGCTCGCCCTATATCACGATCTGACCCGGCTGGTCGGAACGTCCGAGTTCAGCCAGGACGAGCACGGCCTCTATCTCAAGGGCCGCGTGAATCTTGCGGTCAGCTACGCGCGCGACGCCTATGAGCTGATGAAGGACGGATCGCTGGACAGCATGTCCATCGGCTTCAACACGCTGGAGGCGGACTACCAGCAGCGCGCCGGCCGCAACGTCCGCGTCATCAAATCCGCTGAACTCTGGGAGGCGTCGTTCGTGCCCTTCGGCATGAACCCTGAAGCCCAGGTGCTCAGCGTCAAGTCGGACATCCGGCTATTCGAGAACGCCCTGCGCGAACGCATGGGGCTCTCGCAAAAGGAAGCGGCCGCGGTCGCTTCGCTCGGCTACCCCGCGCTCCGCCGTGACGGCGGCAGCGAGGCCACGGCGATCGTGGATGAGCTGAAAGACCTTTCCAACCTGTTCACCCACCATTTCGGAGTATCGCCATGAACGAAGTAAAAGAACTGAAGGACTCCCTCGAGCTGCAACTGAAGCAGGGCTTCGAGGGCCTGCAGAAGAAATACGACGCTGCCATCGCAGAGGTCGAGAAAGGCAACGTGGTCACCGGTGACCTGAAAAAGCAGATCGACACCCAGAAGGGAGAACTGCAGAAGGTCATCGACCAGGTGCAGGACCTCGAGCAGAAGGGCGTCAAGCTGCGTGGCCAGCCGGGCGAAGGTAAATCCTTCATCGACATGGTCAAGGGCGACGAGAGCTACAAGGATCGCCAGAAAACCGGTCTGGCGCAGATCGAGGTGACCAAGTCAGACCTGGCCACCATGAAGGAAACCAAGGTCACCAGCGCTGGCCTCGTGGTACCGAACTACGACCCCACCATCCAGCCCGGTCTCCGGCAGGAGCTGCGCATCCGCGACTTGCTGACGGCCATTCCGGTTAGCGGTCAGAGCTACAGCTACTTCAAGGAACTGCTGCACACCCGCGGTGCAGCCACCGTCGTCGAGGGCGCGCTGAAGCCCACCAGCAACGTGACCTTCGAGACGGTCACCGACCGCATCAAGAAGATCGCGGTGTGGATGCCGGTGACCGACGAAGCACTGGATGACGTCCCGCAGCTGTTCGGCTACATCCAGGAGCTGCTGCGCTATGACCTCAAGCTCGAGGAAGAGGCGCAGATCCTCAAGGGCGACGGTACCGGCGAGAATCTAAACGGCCTCATGACCCAGGCCACTACCTACGATGCTGCGCTGACCAAGGCAGGTGACACCGCGATCGACATCATGCGCCGCGGCATCTACCAGGTGCGCAAGCAGTCCAAGCTGTCGGCCGACGGGCTGGTGATGACCGAACTCGATTGGATGAACATCGAGCTGCAGAAGGACGGCGAGAACCGATACCTGTTCGCCAACTTGCAGGGTCTGGTTACGCCGGTGCTCTGGGGGCGCCCGGTCATCACCTCGGACAGCATGGACGAGGGCGATGGCACCACTGGCGGCGAGTTCTTGGTCGCCAACTTCGCGCGCGCCGCGATCCTCTTCGACCGCATGTCGTTCCTGTTCAAGATGGGCCTGATCAATGATCAGTTCATCAAGAATGAGCGCGCCCTGCTCGTGGAAGAGCGTCTGGGCCTTGGTGTTCGCCGCCGCGAGGCGCTGGTCAAGGGCCAGTTCCCGACCGCCTGAGCCTTCCCGTACCCATATGAGGCCGGCACGTAGCCGGCCTTTCTGTTTCTGGAGCAGATATGAAGATCAAAGCTCAATGGGGCTTCATCGGTAACGCCCGCCTGCTGGGTGTGGCATCGGCCAAGGTGGTAGCTGGGCAGGTGATCGAAGACGTCGACGACGAATATGCCCACACCCTGATCGGCAAAGGCCTGGCTCAGCAGGTTGTTGACGAAGCGTCGCCCAAGTCAAAGACCGCCGCGCAGCGCACCAACAAGCCCGCCGCGCCCAAGGAAACCAAGCCCGCTGTGCCGACGGAAACCAAGCCCGCCGGCCCGTTGCAGTCGCAGCTGGTCCCGTCGCCTGCCGCACCCGGCGCAGCAGCGGAGGGGGATGCCGCCCCGGCTGACGCTTCGCAGAGCGATACCGACGACGCTGCCAATCCGGTGAACACCGAAGCGGGTGGTGACGCCTGATGATCATCGACTGGGCCGCGCAGCCTGAGTTGCTCGACAAGCTCAAGCTCCAGGCGCGCATCGATACGGACGAAGAGGACGAGCTGCTCAAGGGCTACGTCGAAGCGGCGTTGGCCCATGTCGAGCAGCACTGTGACCGCACCTTGGTGGTGCCACAGCAGGGAGTCGAGCTGACGCCGGAGCAAATGGCGCTCACCCCGGATGTTTGGCAGGCAGTGGTGCTGCTGGTTGCCCACTGGTATGCCAACCGCGAAGCAGTGGTGATCGGCACCATCTCAAGCAGCGTACCGCTCGGTTTCGAGCGGCTGCTCTGGTACAGGAAGCGATTCTCATGACCTGCTCAGCGTGTGCTCGTCGACGTGAGTGGCTTAAAAAGTGGGCCAGAATTGCTTGGGAGAGAGCTCATGGAATCACCGGACTACCTGAAGGACCTCATCGAGGCGATCAACCAACAGACAGCGGCAATCAGCCGCTTGGCCGAGAGCAACATGGCACTGGTTAGCATCGTCCTCAATGAGGAGGATGAAGGCTCTGAGAAAAGGGCCGAGGGCGTTTACGGCCGCTATATGGATGGCACGCCCATCAGGGTCGGTGAGTGATGCAGGCGGGTAAGCTGCGGCATCGAGTCCAGCTCCAACAGCTGATCCAAACGCAGGATCCCGACACGGGCAGTGCGCAGGTGGCGTGGAGCGACTGGCCTGCCTCAGGTCAAAAGCTATGGGCAAGCATTGAGGCGCTTTCAGCCCGCGACTACATCGCCGCACAAGCTGGGCAGTCCGAAATCACCGCTCGAATCGTCATTCGTTATCGGCCTGGCATCCTGCCGACGATGCGGATTCTGCACCGCGGCAAGGTTTACGCCATCCAGGGCGCGCTGCCGGACGCTGATTCAGGGCTCGAATACATCACTTTGCCGGTCTCAGAGGGCGTATCTGATGGAAGCTAGAAAACTCGTGGTCCGCCGTGATCAGCGTGGACAGCTCTGCCTGCATGATTCCGAGACCGGCCAGCTGATTTCAGCGCAAGTGTCTCTCCAGATCGAGCAGCAGCCTAACGAGCCGACGATGATCACGGCTCGGTTCCTTGCCGATCCGCGAATGCGCGGGGCGGTTCGCATCGAAGCAGAGAAAGAAGGGGCGAGCGAGATCGTTGATATTTTTGTCAGTGACCTGATGGAGCGCCGGAATGGCTGACTCTATCGAATTCAGCCTGACGGGCCTTGACTCGCTGCTCGGCAAGTTGGAATCGGTCAGTTATGACGTCAAGCGCAAGGGCGGGCGTACTGCACTGCGCAGGGCGGCGCAGATCGTTGCTGAAAAGGCGAAGGAGGGCGCGCGGCGAGTCGATGACTCAAAAACCGGGCGCAGCATTGCGGATAACGTGGCGATTCGCTGGAATGGACGCATTTTCAGGCGATCCGGCGACCTCGGTTTCCGTGTCGGCATCCTTCACGGCGCGGTGCTGAAGAATGGCGGCGACCTGTCCGCTAATTCACCGACGCCGCACTGGCGCCTGCTCGAGTTCGGAACCGAGAAGATGCGGGCTCAGCCCTTCATGCGCAGCGCCTTGGCGGACAACATCAGCGCCGTGACCAACGAATTTGTGAGCCAGTACGAGCGCGCGATCGATCGCGCCATTAAGCGAGCTCAGAAAAAGGCTGCCGTAGGAGGCTAAATGTTCCCGCCAATCTTTCAAGTCGCGGCAGCCGACCCGGGAGTAACGGCGCTACTCGGTAGTGGGCCTGTGCGGCTATATCCGTTTGGCGAGGCTCCAGAGGGTGTGACGCTTCCATATGCCGTCTGGCAGCTCGTCAGCGGCTCGCCGGAGAACTACCTGTCTGGCCGCCCGGACATGGACGGCTTCACGCTTCAGGTCGACGTTTACGCAGCCACAGGTGCATCGGCACGCGCTGTAGGTGCTGCGCTGCGCGATTCAATCGAACTCCGCGCCCATATCACCCGATGGGGTGGCGAATCCAAGGATGAGGCGACCGGGCGTTACCGGCTTTCCTTCGATGTGGATTGGCTAACTCCACGCTAACTGAAAAAAACCCGACAACCCGCCTTTCAGCGGGTTTTTTATTGCCCAAAAGACCCCCGACGAGGAACACAAATGAGCATTCTTTCCCAAGGCACGCAGGTTTACTTCAAGGACCCGGAGGACGGCTCCATCGTTGCGGTCGAGTGCGTTACTGCATTCAACCCGGGCGGTGCGCCGGCCGACCAGATTGAGGACACCTGTCTTGAGTCCAATGTGCGGACCTACAAGCGCGGTTTGCGCACGCCTGGCCAGGCATCACTGACCATCAACGCCGACCCGCGCAACGCTTCGCACATTCGCCTCCACGAGCTGAGCGAAGACGACACTATCGAAACCATCGACTGGTTCGTCGGCTGGTCGGACGGAACTGCAGCGCCAACTGTGGTTGCTGATGAGGTGACACTGCCAACTACGCGCACCTGGTTCACTTTCCAAGGGTACGTGAGCGACTTCCCGATGGATTTCGCTTCGAACTCGGTAGTAACTACTGCCGCCACCATTCAGCGCAGCGGCGGTTCCGCCTGGATCAAGAAAGTATGAAGCTGAGCATTGATTCGCTGAAGAAGGTTGGCGCGTTCTCCGGCGACCTGGTGAAGCGGACCGTCACCTGGAGCCAGAACGGCGAGGACTTCGAGGCGGAAGTGTTCATCCGCCCGCTGTCCTACAAGGCCGTCGAGGATGTGAAAGCGGGCGAGGCCACCAGCGCCAAGCGCATCGCTGACCACATCCGCAATGAGGACGGCTCCGCCGTCTTCACCGTCGAAGACATTACCGGCGAGGCAGATCCGGAGCGCGGCCCACTTGGGCTTTCGCTGTCCAGTGCTCTGATGATGGCTATCAACGAAGTGACCTTCGGCGGAAAAAAGAAGAAGAGCTGACCGCCGAAGAAGAGGTTTGGCATGAGCTGGTCCTGTCCGGGGTAGGCGGCAGGACCATTGCCGAAGCTCGGGAGCGGATCAGCTATCCGGAATTCCTGTCCTGGCTCAAATACCGGGCAAAACGCGGGTCGCTGAATGTCGGCATGAGGGTAGAGCGTGGAACGGCGCTTCTGGCATCGCTGTACGTCAACGCGCACCGAGGCAAGGATACCCAGCCGGCCAAGCTGTGGGATTTTGCACCGCACCATGATCAGCCTGTCTTGTCGCTCGACGAGGCGATGGAAAGATGGGTTTAGGTTAAGCGCCCGCTTCGGCGGGTTTTTTATTGCCTGGAGAAAATGAATGGCAGCCAATCTAGGCACGCTCACGCTCGACTTGATCGCCAAGATTGGCGGATTCACCGGGCCGATGGATCAGGCTGCTCGCCACTCACAGAAGCGCGCGAAAGAGATCGAAAAGTCGATGGCCAATGCCGCCGACGCGATCAAGACAGTGGTCGGTGCGCTGGCTGTTGGCGTTTCGTTCACGCAGATTATCCGTGCCACGGCCGACTTTCAGAACGAGCAAGCCCAGCTTGCGGCCGTCCTGAAGTCGACCGGCGAGGTCGCCGGCTTCAGCCAGGGCAAGCTGAATGAGATGGCCGATGCGCTCAGTCGCACGAGCATCCTCTCGGCTGGCGAAATCAACCAGGCGCAAACCACGCTGCTTGCGTTCACCGGTATCGTTGGCGAGGAATTCCCGCGCGCCCTTCAAGCTGCCATTGATATGGCGTCGCGCACTGGCATGTCCGTCGTGTCGGCGTCTGAAACGATTGGTCGAGCGCTCGACATCCCGTCTAAGGGGCTGGCGGCGCTGAGCAAGCAAGGCTTCCGTTTCTCGGAGGACCAGAAGAAGCTCGCCGAGTACCTCGAATCAACAGGGCGCACCGCAGAAGCCCAGGCAATGATCCTCGCGGCGCTTGAGGAGTCATACGGCGGGGCAGCACAGGCCGCGCGCGATACGTTAGGCGGTGCACTCACTGCGCTAAGCAATAGCTTTACCGACCTCCTAACCGGTGAAGATGGCGTCGATGACGCAACTCGGGCTATCAATGACCTGACAGATACCCTCAGCGACCCGCGGATCAAAGAGGCCTTCTCGACCATTGTTGCCGGCGTGTTCAATATCACTGAGGCCGTCGCGAAGGCTCTTCCGCACCTGGTCGAATTCACGAACTGGGCCGCCGAAGAGCTGGCATCTATCACGGTAGGCATCGCAGGTGACGATATTGTCCGGCTGGAGCAGGATGCCCAGCGCATTCGCGAGGTTCTGGACGGGGGCCTTGCAAGCGTAGGCCAGAGGATCAGGTTTTTCGGTCCTGATGGGGTTGTGAAACTCTGGACGGACGCAGACCTGCGCAAGGAGCTAGATCGCCTCAATGGCGCAATCAACAGCTATTACCAGGCGCCGATAACTCCAGCGGGAAAGCCTACCGCCGCCAAGCCAAGCATTTCGAAAGACCTTCAAGCTGAAGCAAATGCCGCTGCTGCCGCTGCTGCCGCTCAGGAAAAGGCAGACAAGGCGCGCATCAGGGCCAATGAGGCTATCGAGCGGCAAATCTCCGCTCTACAGCTGCAGGCGGACACGATCGGCATGTCGTCCGAGCAGGCGGCGCTCTACAAGCTCCGCGTAGAAGGCGCAACCGAGGCGCAGCTTGCTAATGCTGAGGCTGCCCTGTCGGCGGTTTCGGCCTACCAGGAGCAAGCGAAGGCCATCAAGGACCTGAACGACGCTCAGGAGCACACCAACAAGGAAGCGGTGTCGATAATCGACTCGCTGCGCACCGAAGAAGAGGCAATCCGGGAGTCCTACGAGCGTCGCCGGCAGATCATCATGGATGCCACTCTGCTAACGGCAGAGGAGCGCAACGAGGCACTGCTCAGGCTTGAGCAGGAACACAACGAGCAGATGATCGAGGTCAATGGCTCCTATTGGGAGCGATACCTAGCAGCTGCCGAAGAAAACCTGCAGTCCTTCGATGAGTTGTCCGGCGTGATGCTGGAGAACTTCACAGGGCGTTTCGGCGATGCATTCGAGTCCATGGTTTTCGACTCGCAAAGCCTTGGCGATGCGGTGTCAAATCTGGCCGAGGGCATGGCGCGGTCTGTCGTAAATGCTCTTGGACAGATGGCCGCTCAGTGGCTGGCATACCAGGCGGTTCAGCTCCTCGTCGGGAAGACGACGCAGGCCTCCGCTGCTTCGACGATGACCTTCAACGCTCTCGCTTCGCAGCAGATGGCTGCAATCAACGCCTTTGCGTCTACCGCAGCGATCCCAATTGTCGGCCCATTCATGGCGCCGGCTGCTGCTGCTACGGCCATCGCAGCAACTACTCCGATGGTCGGCGCTGTTGCCTCGCTGTCCCTAGCCGGTATGGCGCACGAGGGTATCGACGCGATCCCGGAAACCGGTACTTGGTTGCTGGAGAAAGGCGAGCGCGTCACTACTGCTGAGACAAGCGCGAAGCTCGACAAGACCCTTGACGATATCCAGAAGGGTGGCGCTGGCGCTCCAGTCGTCAACCTCTACGAGGACGCCAGCAAAGCCGGAACGGTGAATAACCGTCAGGAGAACGGGCAGAACGTCATCGACATCTTCGTGAGCAACATCATGAGCGACGGCAAAGCGCAGCAAGCCATCAGCCGGAAATTCGGAATCCAAGGGGTAGGGCAATGATCGAGTATCCGCGCGAGTATTTGCCCCTTCCTCTGCGCGAAGGCTATGCATTTCAGGCCGTGAGCCCCATGGCCCGCACGGAGATGCAGAGCGGCAGGGCACGACAGCGGCGCCGGTTTACATCGGTGCCAACGATGGCCTCGGTAGCTTGGATATTCGATGACGTTCAGGCGCAGCTGTTCGAGGCATGGTTCGAGGATGCACTGAAGTCTGGCACGGAGTGGTTCGACTGTCCGCTGAAGACTCCAGAGGGTGGCATCCAGAACTACGCTGCGCGTTTCACCGATATCTACCAGGGGCCTGCCCTGGTCGGCAAAAGCCACTGGCGCTTTACCGCTGAACTTGAGCTGCGGGAGCGTCCGATCCTGGCGCCTGGCTGGGGCAACTTCCCCGGCCTGATCGCCGGGCAGAGCCTCATCGACCTCGCCCTAAGCCGGGAGTGGCCCGAATCCCCCTACCAGACCCACATGGGCGCTTTCGATGAATCTGTAAACGAGGAATGGCCGCAATGACCGTGCTCAACCGCGTCTACGCCTCGGGCGGCGACACGATCATCTATACGCTGGAGCTGACGTGCACGGCCTGGGATGCGCCGATCTTGTTGTGCAACGGGTTTGAGGATCAGCATTGCATCACCGAAGATGGTCGCCCGCTGACGTTCATGGCATCAGGCATTGCCGTCGCACTGCCGAAGAAGACGAACAGCGGCGCGCAGAACCTCACTTTTGCAATCGACAACGTGACCGGCGAGGCGCAGCGGAAAATTGACGCGGCACTGGAGGCCGAGGCGAAGGTGAGCCTGATTTTCCGCGTCTATCTGGCCAGCGACTTGACCGCTCCGAGCGAGCAGGTCTATCGCGCCACGGTGATCAACGGCAAGATTAAGGGCTCTACGGTGCAGGTTACGGCCGGCTTCTTCGATCTGATCAACACCGCATTCCCGCGCGATCTGTACACCGCCACATTCGCTCCCGGCATCCGCTACCTATGACCTGGCTCGCCAAATACCTCGCCTCCTCATATCGGGACGGCGGGCGCGAACTGCCGTTCGTGGATTGTTACGGCCTGGTGCGGCTGGTTCGACAGGAGGTGTTCGGCAAGTCCGATCTGCCGTCGTTCGGCCATGTGCGCAACACGATGCCCGCCGAGTTCACGCGCTGCGTCAAGCAGGCGGCGGCGGCATTCGAGGAGTGCCGGCCAGGGCCCGGCGCTATCGCCACAGTCTGGCGCGGGCGCATCTGCGTGCATATCGCCATCGTTGTCGAGATTGACGGGCGCCTGGCCGTGCTCGACACCGGCAGCAAGACAGGCCCGAGCTGGTCGACCGTGGCCAGGTTCGAATCCCGCTTCGCACGGGTCGTCTACTACAGGGAAAAACCATGATTCGGATTTATCCGTCCAAGCTCGAAGGTGAGCCGCTGGAGACGCATCGCATCGGCTCGGCGATGACCATCGGCGCCTGGCTGCGCGCGAACGTCCCGTCATACAGCGAGCGCGACGTTCACCCGATCAGCTTCGAGGTGAATGGCGCCCTGGTGCCGTCCGGGGAGTGGGATAGCTTCGTCATCGCGCCGGACGATGTGGTGGATATCACGCCTGAGCCGAAAGAGCCGATCAGCGCGACCGCGATGCTCGTCTATGCGGCCGTCGCAGTGGCGGCCGCGGTGCTCGTCGTCGCGCTAATGCCCAAGCCGCAGACGAAAGGCGGCGGCGGAGTGGGGCGCGGCGATGCGCTCAACGAGGCCTCGGCCAAGGGCAACAAGGTCCGAATCAACGACCCAATTCGAGAGGTTGCAGGCAAGCGGCGTGTGTACCCCGATTACCTGTTGCCGCCGCATCGCTTCTTCTCGGCCCCGCGCGATCAGTGGGTGGAAATGTTGCTGTGCATCGGCAAGGGCAAATTCGAGATTCCGGCCAGCCGCATCCTCGTCGGTGATACGCCGCTGATTTCCCTCGGCAGCGACGCGGAATATTCGATCTACCAGCCCGGCCAATCGCTGGGAGGCGAGAGCGCCGCAGAGTGGTGGCACTCGGCTGACGAAGTGGGCGCGACCTCGACCGGCTCCGCAGGCCTCGAGTTAACGGCAACCTACGCCGTCGACCCAGAGCCTACGGCCACCAGCTACATTTTCAGCGGCGACACCATCACCATTCCGTCCGGTGCTGGCTCGTTCCCGGCCGGATGGGCGCCAGGCATGATCGCCCGCATCGAGGCGCCGCGACCCTTTACCGTCATCGACGGCGGGGCGGATCGAGACATCATCGAAGGCAGCTTCGCCTGGATGGCGCCGTTTGCGGGCATGGTCATTGAGGTGGCTGGCGACTATGCCGGTTCGTTCGTGGTGCACAGCTACACGCCCGGCACGCCAGATCAAATTACGCTGAGCTACACCAACGGCGCACCCGTGACCGCACTGCCGGCCGGGCCTGCGAGCCTGAGCGTGGGCTATGCCGGCCTGCGCTATCGCATCGTCGCGGCCGGCACGACGGCCATCTCGGTTGAGCGGCTGACTGATGCCGGCGCGCCTGATCCGGTCGCATGGCCAGGTTTCGATGACTTCAACAGCGCTGACGCGGTAATTACGCTTGACGCATCAACGCAGGAGGGCGACTGGACCGGGCCGTTCATGGCCTGCCCGCCGAACGAGGTGGCCAGCCATATCGAGTGGGACGTGATGTTCCCCGGCGGCCTGTGCGGCGTCGACAAAAAGGGGCGCAAATACTCGATATCCGTGACCGTTGAGATGCAGTACCGCGACGCTGCGGTAGCGGGTGCCTGGACGTCGGTCTGGAAAACCTACAGTGGCGCGCAGGTCGATCAGCTCGGATACACCGAATCGCTGACCCTGCCGAGCATGATGCGCCCCGAAGTGCGGCTGCGGCGCATCGGCGCGAAATCTGACAGCACGCAGATCATCGATGGCGTCGAATGGTACGGGCTGCGCGCCAAGTTGCAGGCGCCGACCGCATACGAGGGCGTCACGGTGATGGCCGTGCGCGTCAAGGGCGGCAACCGCCTGGCCGCACAGTCAGAGCAGCTGATTTCCGCTGAGGTCACGCGCGTGCTGCCTGTTCGAACAGGTGACGGCGCATGGGATGTCGAGACGCCGACGCGCGATATCGTGCCGTTCGTGGCCTACGTTGCACGATCCATCGGCTATACCGATGACGACCTGGATTTCGCCGAACTGGATCGCCTCGGAGCCCTATGGGCGCAGCGCGGCGACCGCTTTGACATGGCCTACGAGTCCGCGTCCACGGTCAAGCAGATCATCGGTCATGCCCTAAAAGCCGGCTTTGCCGACCTGACTATCGAGCGCGGGCGCTTGTCTGCTGCTCGTGATGAGCCGCGCGACACGCCGGAACAGACCTTCGCGCCGAAAACTGACATGTACACGCCACAGAACATGACAGAAGAGCTGGAGCGCGACTTCTCCGCCGTAGGCCCGGACGACTTCGACGGCGTGGATGTGGAATACGTCGACGAAAACACCTGGGCGGTGGAGACCGTTGAGTGCCGCCTGACGGGCGATATCGGGCGCAAGGTCGAGAAGCTTACGGCAGAGGGCATCACTAGCAGGACGCGCGCTTGGCGCCTCGGCATGCGGCAGCGGATGGCGCACAAGCACCGCCGCTGGGCGTATCGCTGGTCGACTGAGCTTGATGCGCTTAATTCGGGGTTTATGTCGTTCTGCCATGTGGCCGACGACGTGCCGGGCTACGGCCAGAGCGCGCTGATGCTGAGCTACGACAACGGCATCATAGAATCATCAGAGCCGTTCGACTGGTCGGCCGGTGGCGCTCATGTGGTCGGTATACGCCGGCCAGATGGCACGCTCTCCGGGCCATACGCCGCGACGCGCATAGACGACTATCGACTGTCAATCATCGGTCTGGACTTTGAGCCAGACACGTCGTGGAGCATCGAGCCGCCGCACCTGCTATTCGGCCCGGTCAATCGCTGGAGCTATCCGGCGCTGATCACGTCAATCAGCCCGAGCGGGACTGACGGCGCAAGCGTGGAAGCGGTCAACTACGCGCCAGAAGTCTACGCCTACGACGACGCCACCCCGCCAGCCTAACAACTAGCCAACACCACATACCGGACACGGCCCTAACGGACGCCGTGCGGATTTGCACGCCTGGAGTAAAACCATATGACCTTCAACACCGGCAACAACGTCCCGTCGACCGATCCGCGCGACCTCTACGACAACGCCGAAAACCTCGACAAGCTGATCAACGGCGCAGAACCGTTTTATGCCGACCGGAAAGGCAAGCTGCGCGAGTCGTGGGCCGGCATGGAGAACAGCTTTACCAATGCGCAAGAAGGGCGCGAAACCGCGTTCACGCTGAGCCAGGCGGACAAGGAAAGCCGATTCCAGGCGTTTCTCGTCTCGTCTGGCTACGCCAGCAAGGGCGACTATGCAGCCGGGGTTGTGCTGGCTGAGCGTAATGAGTACGTGGCGGTCGATGCGGCGACTACCGGCACGACCGCCGGTCTCTATCGTCCAGGCCCTGGCGCCGCGCTGCCTTTGGCGCTGACCGGCACCTGGACAACTGACTCGGTCAATCTCGTGCTGCTCGGGGATGACGTGCTACGGCAGGAACTGGCTAACGGCACGGCGTCCGTCTCCCCGGACGCCATCGTCGGCGGAGCTCTAACCAAGGGTGAGATTCTTGACGCAGGCACATCGGCGCCCGGAACCAGCGTTACCCGCGGCTATGTTCACGCCTACTATCCAGACCTTGCCGGCGCGTTGCGGGTTGGTGGCTCGGATGTTGAGTCGCTCAACGATGAGCGGGGCTTTTGGTCTGGGCTTCCCAGCCAAGATGCATGGGGCGACCCTGCGAATATCGGGCTTTACTCTGTTAGCTTCAACAGAAACGGGGCTGCGTACGGCCTTTACTCGGCAACCTTCGGACACGATTGCGTGGCCTACGGCACTGCATCTGTGGCTGGTGGCGCAGGCTCAGCAACCGGCAACCCATCGACCCCTAATGAACCGTTCAATGGGTACTGCTCCTTTACCTGGGGGAAAAATAACCTCGCTGCAGCACAGAAGTGCGCAGCTCTAGGCGAAGAGCATGTCGTCAACACGCGGGCGGGAATGGCGCTCGGCTATATGCATTCACTTCAACCCAGCGCGGCAACCCCGTCGCCTGCCGGATCAAGCGCAGTCGGCAGAGAAAACAACGTTACCGGGCAAGCGCATGCATTAGGTAATAATTGTAACGTTGCCGACGGAATCGTAATTGGCGACCACATAATTGGCGAACCTGAGTCGGTAACGATCGGCTATCAGTTTACGTCGCTGCGCATGCATAAACCTGGCCCGTCGGGTCGGGGTTTTGTCGGGATCAATAATAATAGGGCGCTAGAGCATGAGGTCGACATCGACCTGGGCGACGGGCAGACCTGCGCTATTACGACTGATAGTTTCGGCAGCTCTCATTTTGCCCTTCGCGGCTTGAATAGCGGAGGCCTTGGTCATGCAATTCTGGACATTGAATGGACTAATCCGAACAGCGGATCGGCGGCGGGAGAAATAAAGCTGCGCGTGAACGGTCGGGCCGCCGTCGCCTTCGGCATCGAGAGCGACGGGAGCATTTACATGGAAGAACTGAAAGATGCTGTGACTGTGACAGGAAAGAGAAAGGGCACCCTCTATGTGGATGCGGGGGTGCTTAAGGTCCAGCCATAAAGGTATGCCCCCTCTATTGTGAGGGGCATACGGCTACGCTATCGCGGGGCTGCTAGCACGCCTTCCGATCTTAATCTTGCGAATTGTTGAGTTTATCGGTTTCTCTAGGTAAAGATGACACGCTATCCCGGCTAAGTGGCATACCACTATAAACATGGAGAGGTATGCCCAAAGCGGAATACTCTCTGCGAGAGAATAGTTATGCCAGTAGTGGAATATCACTGGCCCAATTATGTAATGAACTAAATATAGGCTGTATGACGAGTCTCCTAGCAGGAGTAGTGTTTTGTTTTCTGATATGTATTTTTCTAAGCTCAATGCCGACCAAACGATAAAAAACGCGCACCCACCCCACATGATAGGCCTGTTGAAATGTCCGCCCCATTGAGTCAGCGATGTTACTTCAATAAAAATAAATGCGGTAAAGGCGCCTATACCAAATAAAATAGCAAGTTTCTTTTCTATAAGAACTTCGGCAGAGTAAAGCCGGTAGATGATCATTCCGAAAGCGAACTCAATAATCATCGGGGTGGCATACGCTTTTGCGAAGCTGGATGCTGAGACACCTATCGAGCTAATAAAGAAGAATAGAGCGAATAGGGCCGCCAGCCTGATCTCTAGTTGCAGCAAAGTTTCAGGCTTTGATAGAAGTATTACTGCAATTGCTGAGTAGAACATGAATTCGACTTGCAGAGTCCAGCCTGTGCCGAGGACCGGGGCGTCTGCCCCATGGGTAAATGTCAGGGAGTCAAAAATCCACGCTAGATTTACGCGGTATGCGTTGTAGTGATATGCGAATTCGGCGCCCACGTCCGAGAACTTGCCATTGGCAACCATCCAGGACAAAACAACTACAGCACCGGTAGCCAGGAAATACATTGGCCATATTCTGCTAACGCGCCTAGCCATGAATTCAGCAGCTCCGATTTCTGGCGCCTGCCCGCGGTATCTTCCTCCGAATATGATAAACGGCATGATGAAGCCGCTTATCACGAAAAAGAGGTCAACTCCAAATCCTCCCATATTCGTATACTTTGCTGAAATTCCGTACATCTGTGCGTTGGAGTGGGCAAAAATTACAATAAATGCGGCAAGAAACCTTAGATACTGGATGCTTTTTATCATGCTAGCGGTGGCCTAGGTTGCGTCATCGTGTTGTTGTCGTTCCATTCGAATAATACATGAGTATTAGTTAGCCATCAGCCCGGCCAGTCTGGGCTTTTTACGCCTGAAGGATTTCTCATGAACCTCTCTGAAATACGGGAGCGAGCCATAGCGCCCGCTCTCGCGCTGCTGCCTGCGCGAATGTCGAGCCGAGAGGCAGAGATCAATTTGCTAGCGATCGGGCTGCAGGAAAGTCGCTTCGTCCACCGTCGCCAGATGGGCAACGGCCCGGCCCGGTCATTCTGGCAGGGTGAGCTCGGCGGCGGGATGGTGGCTGGCGTTCGCACGCATGAGGCCACCAAAGCCCATGCCGCTGCGCTGTACCGTGCGCGTGGCGTTGCTCCTGACAACCGATCCATCTGGACTGCCATCGAGCATGACGACGTGCTCGCCGCCGGCCTGGCTCGCCTGCTGCTATGGAGCGATCCGGGCCGCCTGCCGGGCGAGGATGACGTGGAAGGCGCCTGGCGGTTGTACCTGAAGACGTGGCGACCGGGCGCATACGACCGCGGCACTGCTGAGCACCGCGCCGAGCTTCGCGCCAAGTGGGGGCGGAACTTCGCCGCGGCCGTGCGTGAGGTGATGCGATGACCGCCTGGCTGAAGTTCGTGCCCAGCTGGGCCTGGTGGGTGCTGGCTCTGGCTGTTGTGGCCGGCGCGCAGCAAGTGCGGGTGCTATCGGCGCAGTCTGACGCTGCGCAGGCGCAGGCCGAGCACCAGAATCATCTTCGCCAAGTTGCCGAGGCCAATGCCGAGGTGATCCTCAAGCAGCAGGCCGACCGACTCGCGCTCGAGCAGCGCCTGGCCAAGGCCGACCAACAATCAACCGAGAAACTGACCCATGCACTCACCGAAAACGATCGCCTCGAGCGTCTGTATAGCTCTGCTGACGATGAGCGTCGCCGCCTGCGGATCGAAGTCAAGGTTGCCAGAGCCGATTCCATCGTGTCCGCCGCCACCGGCCCCGGCAGCGTGGGCGATGCAGCCAGCTTCGAACTCAGTGCAGCATCTGGACGAGCTGTTTGGAATATCCGTCGATCAATGATCGATGACCAGGCGAAGCTGGCCTATCTGCAGGAGTGGGCCCGTCAGATTCTAGGTGTCCGCTGATCCATCCTCGGCCAGGCACCACCAGGACTGCGCGTAGGCAATCCCGTCGATGATCTCATACCCAGTCAGCACGAACCCATTGGTACTCATGCCATGGAGCGCTACGTCCAGCAGTGGTGGGATCACGCTTGATTCCAGTGGGTTGCTCTGCACAAGCCTCGCGATTTCGGCCTGGCGCCCGAGGTCCTCGCTTCGGCTGGTCTCGATGCGCACATCCCCGTAGATCGGAGGTGTGCTTCGCCGCTTGCGCGGTTCGATCGGGCGGCCATGATCGCGCATCATCCGAACATATACATACATGGCTATAGCACCGGGTCGCTGATTCGCTCGATGAGGTGTGCCCCTTCGTTCCGCACATTGCCTACGGCCGCTGGCACTGGGTACCAGGTGAACTCGTCGACGGCAAGGCCGTGCTCCAGCGCGATCTCCTCTGCCTCTTCTGGGGATAGTTCCGGGTCCAGCCAGTGCGCTGCGCATTCCGGCGACAGCACAAGCGGGCGGCGGTCGTGGATGTCGAGCATGCCCGCGCCGCTGCTTGCTGTGATGATCACGAACCCGTCGTCATCCCGTGGCTCAGCCACGCCGCCGCGCTGGAATTGCCCGATCGCAGCAAAGAAGCACGGCTCGCCAGAGGCCAGCTTGATCAGATAGGGCTGTTTGAGCTTCGGCTTAGCCTCGTCCTTTTTCCATTCGAACCAGCCGTCTGCGGGCACGATAGCCCGGCCGGTTTTCCATATGTCGCGGAAGAACTTGCTCGTCGCGGCTGTCTCGACCCTGGCGTTGATAGCCGGCGGCCGTTTCCCCTGCGCCCAGAACGGCGCGTATCCCCAGCGCACGCCGTCCATGCGCAACCCATCCTGATCCTGGTGCAGCAACTGCACCCGCGATTGTGGCGGCACGTTGTACCGCCCGATCGGAGTCGGATCTACTCCATCGATCGTCATCTGCCCGAGCGCTTCAAGGTAGTCAGCCGGGTATCGGTACTGCGTTATGCGTCCACACATGGTTGTTCCGCGGCCTCACAATGCATGTTCTGCATAGACCTTAGACGCTGGAAATGGTTGGAAAGCGGGCAGCTGGTGACAGTTTCAAGCGGCTCGGCGAGTCGGTAACTGTCGCCGTTACTGTCACGAAATAAAAAGGGGCCTCGATAGAGGCCCCGTAGAATCTGGAGCGGGCGAAGGGAATCGAACCCTCGTCATGAGCTTGGGAAGCTCAGGTAATGCCATTATACGACGCCCGCTCAGGGGTGCCTTTTTACCAGAAGACTGGGGTGAAA